AATATAATTGTCCAGAGATGAGAGGCGCTGCTTCAGCGTCGCAAACTTCACTCAATGTAGGAAGCAAACGACCGCTGGCAGCAAATGGGTACCTGGTGGTGTAGGATGTAGGAATCTGCATCTCTGCCCTATCCTCTTCAGGGATCTGAGCCATGAAATCGGAAAATGTTCGGATTTCAGTCTCTCGATCCTCTACCTTTTTCAAGACATAGTCCGCAGCCAATGCGCGGACCTCTTGATAGGTCGAAGGGAAAATGGACAGTCCCGCCCCTACAATATATGCAGAGGCAGGCATTGTGCTAAGATACCCCACCCACTTGCCATGGCAGGTAACCGAGGTCTTGGGAAACTTAGGGTGTGACGAACCCCCAAGTTGAGGCGACGCACCTATAGGTAATCCTAGTAGGTACGCCAGCTGCTGTGTTCTCCATAGTGGAGAATACGCCCAAAGACCGTAAGCCCGGGGAAGGCCCTGAGTGCGATTGTGCTGGACAACAGTCATAGATTGATTGGCCCAGTTCATTTCGCCCTTGGAACCTCCAGGAGGGCAAGTCCAGTGACTAAGGAACATGAACTTAATTCGCTCGCCCCTAACAAAAGGGGTCTCACAAAAGAGCGCATGTTCATTATGCCATTCCGTTTTATTAACCGAAATGACACCTCCTAAACAAGCCATTGCCTGTTCATAAGGAGCCACCTTGTCACGTGAGAAGCCGCTGAAAACAGCGTCGTCTCCAGTTAGGAAGCCATCCCACTTCGAATGTCGAGCCTGATGTGCAGCATACGCAGACATCAAAGGCATGACAGGGAAGGAGGTTGGATCTCCCATCATGGCTCCCACTGTGGTCAATGGACCTACAGTAGGAGAAGAGATTAGGCGGAGCCAATCTCTATATTCCTTTAAGAATATCATGACATCCTGGATGCGACTGGTAACGACCCGACCACGAATAGATTCGCGGTCACGGTCAATATCAGGCCTCACCACCATGAGAGAAGGAGGAAGGACAGGTGCTTCAATGGAAACGCCTTCCTTTAAGGTCTTACTATCGGCATATGCTGCAAAGTCATAGTCGATAGAAGAGAGCTCGTAACATCTATTTGATGTTAAGAGTACGAGTCTCTTCGGACCGAAGATCTTATCAAAATATGGTAAGAACTTCTCAAGTCGAGGATCTAATGTAACCAACTCTTCATAAACCTCTCTGGTAAGCCAGTGAGGATGAAGATCAGTTGCAAAGGACATGTCTTGGCTGTAAAATTGTTTACTAGCCTTGAACTTTCC